GGTTTCTCTTCTTCTGGCACCCCTGATTTTTTGGTTTGCGTGGAGGGAAGATTCTGTGGTATAGAGTGTAAGGCAAATGGTAATAAGCCAACTGCACTTCAGTTGAAACATCTCGATGACATTCGCAAGGCCGGTGGCATCGCATTGGTAATTGATGAAACAAACGTAGGCAGCCTACGCAAGGAGATTGAATCATGTCTATATATAAGCAAATCGTCAGTTTGACCGAGCAAGGTCTTACGCCCAAAGAAATCGCCAAGAAGACTAAGGCGAAGATCAGCTATGTTTATTTTGTCCGTAACGAAGTTAAGAAAGGCGGTAAAAAGAAATCGCCTAAGATTATTAATGCAGTACAGCAGTTAAGAAACGAACTTGATGCGTTAGACAAAATTAAAGACAGACCAAAGTACCGGCTTGCTTCTGCATTTACTGATCCCGTCAACAGCCCACCACACTACACAGCAGGTGGCGTCGATTTCATTGACTTTGCTGAAGCCAAGGGTCTGACCGAGAACGCCTACCTATTCAACGTAGTGAAGTACGTTGTCCGTGCAGGGAAGAAGATTGGTGTTGATCCGGTGCAGGATCTTGAGAAGGCAGAGTATTACCTGAAGCGCGAGATTGCGCGGAGGAAACGAGCATGAACCCCGTACAGATTGGCCGACAGAGATTCAGCAATATCTTTTGGGGCATCGTGGATGAGAAGGTGGGCGACTACCCGTACGAAGCCATTGAGAAGATTATCGAGGATCAGCAGAAACTGCGTGCTGATGCAGACTACAACACCGGATCAGTCCCGTACGATGATGCGGTTGAGGTGTACAAGTTAATCGCGTTCTTCAAGCCGAGAGTCATTGTTGAGGTGGGTACGTTTATTGGTGTGTCTACTAGGTCTATGCGACTAGGTGCGCCGTCTGCGGATATCTACACGTGTGATGTATCCAATCGGATACAGGTCGATCCGAACGATACGAAACTTCACCAATATCCCAAGCAGAACTCGACCGAAATGTTTAAAGATTTGGCCGACAAGAAGGTTGGTATTGATCTGATCTACTTTGACGGCAGGGTTCAAGAAGAAGACTTCCAGTATCTGCCGAGCATCATCCATGACCACACCATCTTTGTCTTTGATGACTTTGAAGGCATCGAGAAGGGCACGGTCAATGCCATGCGGTTGGAGTCTGGTACACGTGTGCTGATCTATCCACGCGAAGGCAGGAAGACAGCGGTATCTCTTCCGTTCACCATGCTGCACTTTGTAGCGCAGGAGGCCACATGATCAGGTGGTTACTTGGTTTTTTCAGAAGGGCAGACGAGTTTCGCAAACGTGAATGGACACACGTGCCGCCCCCGGCATGGGGAGCGAAGCGTAGTGGGAGGGATTACTGGTGAGTGAAAACAGCGAGAAGCCCAAGACTCAAACTCTTATGGACATGGCTAAACATGTTTATGAGGTTGGGTCGAAAGCCGCAGAGGAGCGCAAGTACGACGATGCCATCGGGTATCTGGAGAACTTGAACGGGGTGATCCCGTTACTCGTGGCCTCGTTGCTGCAAGCGGGACGCTGCCACTGGGAGATGCACAGGTGGGAACCCGCACGAAAGTATTTCGACACGGCGTTGCGTCTCGAACCTGACAACGACGATGCGGGTTGGACTGTGGGCTTGCTTGCTTTGCAGATGGGCGACTTCAAAGCCGGGTGGGAAGGCTATGACCGACGTTGGGGCAGCAATATATTCAAGTCACCGAAGTTGCACACAAAGCGTCCTGAGTGGAAGCCAAACTCTGGTTTGAAGCGTCCAATCATTTGGTGTGAGCAAGGTATTGGCGATCAGATTTTGTATGCGTCTCTGATCGAAGCCATCGCCAAACAATGCGAACACGTCACGGTGTTGATTGATCTACGCATCTCTGGACTTCTTCAACGTGGATGCAAGGCCGAGAACGTCACGTTTCTAGGCCACTCGTCACGTGTCAAGATGAAAGACCACGATTCGCATATTCCGTTGGGTTCGTTGGGTAAACATTTTATACATAGTGTCCGTGACATTGAGCCGAGCCGAAGCAAAACGTACATCAAAGCCGACCAAGATCGGGTGAAGTATTGGCGTAAAGAGTTGAGGTTCAATGGTGAACGTGTTGTCGGTCTGTCATGGATGAGTACCGCACCTGCCATCGGAGCGCACAAGTCTGTTGGGCTGGAAGCACTACGTCCGTTGTTTGATTTACCGAACACTAAATTTATTAACCTTCAATATGGCGATGCTCAAAAAGAAGGTGAAGGGTTTCACCCGAACCTGATCACTACATACGTGGATACTTTCTTGGACTTAGAGAGCGTGGCTGCGTTGATGGATTTGTGTCACGTGGTTGTGTCTCCATCCAATGCCAACGTACATCTGGCCGCCGCAATGGGTAAGCCTGTTATGCTGCTCGATGCCAACAAGTTGTGGTACTGGAACAATCGTAAGGGCTATCAAAGCCTGTGGTATCCCGGCGTAAAGGTCTTTCAGCGCGAGAACATGAACGCGCCGTGGGATTTACAAGTTCAGCAGGTGAAGGAAGAGTTTGAGATTGAGCAGGGTTCACGCCAAAGACAAATCAGTTACTTTGCTTTCTTCCATGTGGGAGACAATATTTCTCAGCCGCAGAAGATGGTGAAGTCGATTCTGCGGCACAACCCTGATGCCTATATCACAATGTTCACTGACAAAGATACGCCAGATGTAATGGGTATCAGCAACAGAGTTGAAATCGAAGTCAACCGTGAAGAGTTGTGCTACTACCGCGTCAAGGCTTACTCCACACATTACCCGTACAACCCACCCACGATGTACCTTGATACCGATATGTTGGTGCAAGGCAAAATCAACGTGAACGACATATTAGTACCGGGTAAAAACTATGCATTTTGTAGACGAGAGTTTCAGTGCGAGGCCGTTTTCAACGTCGAGCAACGTGGCATACGGTTTGACGAGTACGAAAACAAAACAATCGACGAGGTGTATCCGTACATTGCTTGTACAGTCGTCACTGACAGTGGAGGTATCTGGAAAGAGTTGTTGGCGATCTACGACACGCTCGACCCGAAGTTCCGCAAGTGGTACGGCGACCAAGAAGCGTTGCGTGTTTACGCCGAGAAGTATCCAGATCGTGTAGCAGACCTACCTGAGTCCGTGTTTGGTTGTTTGCCAGAGTTCAAAGGCGATGACGCTAAGGTTCTGCACTACAAAGGACCGGATCGTAAAAAATTGTTTGAGGAAGCCTGACATGACAGAAATAGACGATAACGAAGAAGCGTACTTGGAATTTCCAGAATCGCATGTACGTAAGATCGCTGCACCCAACACAGTGTGGGCAAAGATTGGTGATGACTTGCAGTTGGAAGTCCTGCGGTGGGACATCGTTCAAGTGTATGCGTTGGAGTACGACATGGTGATACGAGCCAAGCAGCAGCCATCACAGTCGCAAGTCATTTGTAAGTTGCTGATGTTAGTGCGAGATCAGACAAGGAAAGAGTGTGGAGCGCAGAATGGGATCGGCAAAGAGGAAAGAGGGTAAGGTCTACACAAGGCTGTCGAGGTTTAACTTGGCACTTACGTACGAGCAGTACTTGTTTCTGTTGGAGCGTAAGCGCCGAGCCAAAGAACTTGACGAGCGTATGACCTACAAGGATTTAATGGTGCTATGGAATATGCCACAGCATCACATGGCAACAGCAGTACACCGTGGGATCAGACAATATGACGAACGAATCAAAGCCGAAGGTGGGACAGTCGAACGGCGTGACGGTAGACGATATGTCGCCCCCCGGCGCGTGGAAGGACGAGATGAACGCCGCTCCGTGGGGATACGGCCAGTCCCAACAAAAATTGTTAGAACGGTCATTAGAAAATATTCGCAGGGCGGGGTTGTTCAACGAGGCTACAGTGATTTCATTAGAGATCAATACTTTGAAGACTGAATTGGAGGCACTGCGTGGAAATTGAAGATGATATCCTTGATTTAATCCAAGCACTCCCCAACGATATCAACGATGCCTCGACGACAACGGAAATGAAGTTTCTTACCGTGGGCAGCGTGTTGTGGGCGTGTCGAGATGAAATTATTTATCTACGTCGGGAAGTGGAGAGGTTGAAGAATGACGGTCGTCGTAAAAGAAAGAAGGTGTACGGAGTGCAAGCGTAAGTTTGCTACACCAGAATCTTTCAGGGCACACAAGTACAAGTTTGGGCAGTGCCGATCAATAGAGGCGCTGCGGTTAGCAGGGTTCGTGGAGACAGGTAAGGGGTGGAGATATAAAATATGATTTACTCAGGCGCGGGGCCGTTGCCCCGACATACATATTGCTACGTTCAGCCACACGCTTTCGGTAACGAAGATTGGCTGCGCGTGTCGTGGTTTGGTTTAGTCAGTCATCCCGGTCGTACGTGGGGATGCCATGTAATGCTTGAATGCGGAGCGGTATACCGCAACGTGCCACTGCATCAACTGACGCACAAAATCACAACCACCTCACTAGATTGGAAACCGGGCGACAGCCAGACATGGGATTGCTACGGCCACCACTTCAGCATGGTGGAGTATCCGTTTCTTGAAGCCGCGGATGTAATCGTTCGATTACGATCGAAGCAGGAATTAACGGGTAAGTATATGTTTACCGCCATACCTATGCTCGATGGGTTTAGTTTAGAACCGGAGCAGTCGAAGGAGTTCTACTTCATCAAGTTGGACAACGGCAGGTTCACGGCACAGCCTACCAACCACGTCCTTGTGCAGGACAAGTCTTTCATCACGACATCCGAATGGCCGAGACTAGAACGGCAGACTGATACGTGGAGCGTAGATCCGTGAGTTTTATTACGCTCGATTTTGAAACGTACTACGCGAAGGACTACAGCCTGACTCGTATGACCACGGAGGAATACATCCGTGACGAGCGGTTTGAAGTCATCGGCGTGGGCGTAAAGGTTATGGATGGTAAGACCGAGTGGTTTAGCGGTACGCACTCGCAGATCAAGGCTTACCTAAACAAGTTTAATTGGAGCGAGTCGGCGTTGCTTTGTCATAACACCCAGTTTGACGGGGCGATTCTCTCTTTCATATTCGACATCATCCCTGCCTATTACTACGACACTCTCTGCATGGCACGAGCAATCCACGGCGTCGATGCCGGTGGAAGCCTCAAGGCTTTGGCAGAGCGGTACAGATTAGGCGAGAAGGGAACGGAGGTGGTTAATGCGTTGGGTAAGAGACGCGAAGAATTTAGCATTGAGGATATTGATAGGTACGCTAGTTATTGTATTAATGACGTTGACCTTACCTTTGCTCTTTTTAATAAACTGGCTAAGCAAATCCCTTCCTCAGAACTCGATTTGATTGACATGACGCTGCGTATGTTCACGCAGCCGGTGCTTCATGTGGACAGAAATTTGTTGCGTAAACGTCTGAACGACGTTCGCGTTGAGAAGAACGAACTTCTGTCGGGGCTAAAAGGTGTACTCGACGTTGGCGATGAGGAGGCAGTCAGGGCAAAGTTGGCAAGCAACCCGCAGTTTGCAGCGGTGCTGAAAGATCTTGGCGTACCTGTGCCAATGAAGATGAGTCTGACTACGGGTAAGGAAACATTTGCCCTTGCCAAGAACGACGAGGGGTTTATCGCTCTGACCGAGCATGAAGATCCCATCGTGCAGCAACTATGCGCGGTTCGTCTGGGTACTAAGTCCACCATCGAGGAGTCACGCATCGAGCGGTTTATCGGTATTGGGAACCGCAACGGTGGTCGGCTACCTATCCCTCTTAAATATTACGGCGCACATACAGGTCGGTGGGCCGGGTCCGACGCGGTCAATTTTCAAAACCTGCCAAGCCGTGACAAGCAGAAGGCGTCATTGAAGAAGTCCGTGTTAGCTCCGGATGGTCACGTCGTGATTAACTGTGACAGTTCACAGATCGAAGCGCGTGTGCTGGCGTGGCTTGCAGGACAGGATGAGTTGGTCGAGCAGTTCCGTGACAAGCGGGATGTGTACTCCGAGTTCGCATCGAAGATCTACGAGCGACCGATTAGTAAGAAGGATCCAGTAGAGCGGTTCGTCGGTAAGACCTGCATCCTTGGGTTGGGCTACGGGACTGGCGCTGCCAAGTTACGACACACGCTGAAGACACAGCCGCCCGGTGCTGATTTGAAAGAAGCCGAGTGCGAGAACATCGTGAACCTGTATCGCACAACGAACAACAAAATACCGGCGTTGTGGAAGGCTTGCGACAAGGCGTTGAAAGACCTGATGCGATGGCCGAAGGATCACTACGACGAGGAAGGTCAGCCGTATTATTTAGATAACTACTCGTGTGTGCGGGTCCAGCCAGAGGGTATCAGGCTCCCTAATAGTTTGTTTATACGATACCCCGGCTTACGTGTGACGGATAACAACAAGGTTGTGTACAAGTCCCGCAAAGGTGAGGTCAACATTTGGGGCGGGGCTGTCGTGGAGAACATCGTGCAGGCACTAGCGAGGATTATCGTAGGTGAGCAGATGTTAATGATCAAACAAAAGTACAGGCCAGTCCTGACTGTGCATGACGCAGCGGTGATCGTTGTACCTGAGCATGAATTAGAAGACGCGCTTGCCTTTATTGTACAAGTAATGTCTACTCCTCCGAGGTGGGCGGCGGGTTTACCAGTAGCGTGTGAGGCGAAGTATGGAAGATCATACGGAGACTGCTGATGAGGATTGGACTTTGGAAGTCCCTGATCCTCCTACGGATTTGGAAGAACTTCGCAAGGAAGTCAAAGCGTTGACTATTTACGTCAAAACAATGTCGGAAGTAAACCACAAGACTTGGAAAGAGATCGTGCGTCTGCGTAAACAACTACAGGATTTAGGGCTGTGATCAAGTGGTCATTTAGTAGTCTCAAGGAATACTTGAACTGCCCAAAGCAGTACTATCACCTGAAGATTGCCAAGGACTACACGAAGAAAGTCACCCTAGAGATGTCCTACGGGACGGAAGTCCATGAGGCATTGGAAAACTACGTTAGGGACGGTACGCCCCTCGTTAAGAACTATCAGCAGTATCAACCGGCGTTGGATGCACTGCTTGAAATACCGGGTCAGAAGTACCCTGAACACGAGATGGCTCTGAACTTAGACCGTGAGCCATGCGCTTTTGATGACGAGAACCGATGGGTTCGTGGCATCGTGGACCTGTTGATCGTCGATGAAGACAAGGCGTTTATTGTGGACTACAAGACTGGTAACAATAAGTACGCTGATTCAAAACAGTTAAAGTTGATGGCACTGATGACCTACGCGCACTTCCCGTCCGTCATGAACATCAAGGCGGGATTGCTCTTCATAACACGTAACTCGTTCGTGACTGAAGAATATGCGAGATCTGACATAAGTAAGTTGTGGGCAGAATTCCTGCCTAGCCTAGAGCGGTTGCGGTTGGCATACGAGAACAGTATGTGGCCTGCCACACCGAGCGGCTTGTGCGGATGGTGTCCCATTGATTCGTGCAAATTTTACCGGGAGAGATAGTATGGCAGACACAGTTTATTTGGTTAGAGATGGATATTTGTACAAGCATCGTGAGAACGATGGTGCTTCTTATTTAAAACACGGTCCCCAAGAAGAAGTAACTTGTTTGGGTACGGTTGAAGAAGCAGAAGTTAAATACCCGCGAGAATTAGAAAGAGCGTTAATGCAGGTGCGCCGTGTTAATTGATTTTAAAGATTTTCAGATTCAGGAATTAAAACAGCAACTGAAGAAAAAAGACGGGCAAATAAAACGATTTAAGAAAGGCAGAGAATACGCTAGGTTAGAGAAACGGAACGCTGAATTAAGAGCGGAACTTGCTAAAGTTAAGGAACATAGCGATTGGTACAGAGATAAACTACGTGTTCAATATGATCTATATGGTTCGTTAAGCCATAAGTACGTCAAACTTGATAGGAAGTTTGAAGCTAACTTTAAGTTTCATGAGTACATTAGGGATGTATTAGACCAAACAGCAGATTTGATGGAGAACTACGATGCCGTACGTGAACAAAGCAAGACCCTACAAAAAGGAATACAAACAACAGGTTGAAAGAGACGAACACGAAAATCGGATGGAGCGGCAGCGTGCGCGTCGCGGCTACGATAAAAAAGGTATTAGCCGAAAGGGTAAGGATGTTGCCCACGTCAAAGCACTGTCGAAAGGCGGCAGCAACGGAGACGGCACTCGGCTAGAGTCACCAAATAAGAATCGGTCGTTCCGTCGCAAGTCGAGCGGGGCGATGAAATAGTCCCCATAAGGCGCGAGTGTGAGGGAGAGAGTACCACCCCGTGAATTCGCTCTGCGGTACATGACAACCGCAAACCGCGTCAGTTGATGGCAAGCCCACGCGTGTTATATCCATGACACAGCCTCCACCTTGAGCATCAACCGTCTGGCCCACGAGACGGGCTTTTAACTACAAAGGTAAGTTATGCAAATAGTAGAAGACACAGCAGTAAAGTTCAGTATCCCTACAAAATTAGCAGATACGATTTATCAGAACGTCGAGAAGTGTGAGGTGGTAAGCGCCACACACAACACCAAAGAATTGTTGCTCTATTGGGGGCATCAAGAAATACGTGTAGCGTCAGAGGTTATCGACGAGGCGCAGCCCAACGCTACCCTACCTAAACTGCCGTCACCCATACTGAAAGAGTATGACTGGCCGGGGATACACAAGCCGTTTGAACACCAGAAGGACACGGCCTCGTTTCTGACGCTACGCCAACGTGCGTTCTGTTTCAATGAAGCAGGTACGGGCAAAACATCGGCGGCTATCTGGGCGGCTGACTACTTGATGAATAAAGGTATTATCAAGAAAGCACTTGTGATCTGCCCTCTGTCGATCATGTATTCAGCGTGGCAGGCCGACATCTTTAAGACTGCTATGCACCGCACTTGCGGCGTGGCGTACGGCACGAGCAACAAACGCAAGAAGATTCTGGAAGAAAACTACGACTTCACAATCATTAATTACGACGGTACGCACGTGGTCTTCAACGAACTGCTTGCCGCCAAGTTTGATTTGATCATCATCGACGAGGCCAACGCATACAAGACGGTCAGCACTAAACGATGGAAGACGTTAGCCAAGTTGATGACACCTGACACGTGGCTCTGGATGATGACGGGTACTCCTGCATCACAGTCACCGCTTGATGCGTTTGGCTTGGCGCGATTGGTCTCGCCCCAACGTGTGCCCAAGTTCTCTACTGCGTGGCGAGATAAAGTTATGTATCAAGTCAGCAGGTTCAAGTGGCTGCCCAAACATGACTACAAACTGCAAGTGTTCTCGGCGCTGCAACCGGCTGTTAGATACACCAAGCAAGAATGCCTTGACTTACCGACACTTACGTACCAAACGAGAATCGCTCCGCTTAGTGCTCAGGTAAGTAAGTATTACAAGACGCTCAAAAGTCAGATGCTGATTGAAGCAGCGGGGCAACAGATTTCTGCTGTCAATGCAGCGGCGTCGATACAAAAACTTTTACAGATATCAGGCGGTGCGGTGTACACGGACAAGCATCAAGTAATTGAATTTGATGTCTCGCCACGCCTTAACATCCTGAAAGAAGTTCTAGACGAAACTACAAATAAGGTTGTAATATTCGTTCCGTACCTCCATACTATTGATGTGATCACGAAATTTTTGACCAACGAAGGACTAACGAGCGCGGTGATTCAAGGCTCGGTTGGTGCGAAAGAACGGTCAGTAATCATTGATCAGTTTCAAAAGATGGAAGACCCGCGAGTACTAGTGATTCAGCCTCAATCGGCAGCGCATGGCATCACGCTAACGGCTGCTGACACGATTGTGTTCTGGTCGCCAGTCATGAGTGTAGAAACATATTTGCAGTGCATCGGACGTATTGAGCGCGTTGGACAGAAGAACAAGATGACCGTGGTTCATCTGCAAGGTTCGGATGTCGAGCGCAAGATGTATTCGATGCTGCAAGGTAAGGTAGACAGTCATCAAAAGATAGTCGATCTGTACAAACAAGAGTTGGATGAAGTGGAGGAAGTGTGAATACAGAAGAATTAGTTGAAGCGTATCTGAACCTACGTACACAGCGCGAACGGCTGCAACAAAAGTACGAAGCGGAAGATGCTCTGTTGAAAGAAGACATGATGAAGTTAGAGACGGCGATGCTTGAGGTTTGTAATTCAATCAATGCCGACAGCATCAAGACTAGTCACGGTACGGTGATGCGTAAGATTAACGAACGCTTCTTCTGCCAAGACTGGGATGGGTTTTATAAGTACGTGTTAGATAATGAAGCAGTTCAGTTGCTTGAGCGCCGCATCCATCAAGGCAACTTCAAACAGCACCTTAAAGACATCGAGGGTGATGGACTCCCACCGGGAGTGAATGTGATGCGGGAGTTCGGTGTCACAGTACGTAGAGCAAACAAGGAGTAAATAAAGTGAGTAACGATATTATTGCTAGTATGAAGAATGAACTTGCCAACCTGCCCCGTGGTGTCGATGACGATACCCGTGCAGTAGCCGGTGGCGGTGGCAATTTCGCAAAGCGCATCAGCATCAAGGGCGGCGTGTTCCGTAAGATGTCTGGTGGTAAAGAGATTGGTGCTATCGAAGATCGCCACATGAACGTGGTCTTTGTCCGTATGGCACACACGGCAAGCCGCCAGTATTACTCTGGTGCGTACAAGGAAGGCGAGAAGATCGCTCCTGTTTGTTGGTCGTCCAACTCCAAGACTCCTGATTCAGAAGTGAAGACCCCGCAAGCATCGGCTTGTGATCAGTGTCAGTTCTCTGTGAAGGGTTCTGGTCAAGGCGGTAGCGGCACGGCGTGTCGTCTGTCATGGCGTACGGCGGTTGTTCTGCCAAATGACCCGGCAGGGGATGTCATGCAGTTGGTTCTGCCTGCCACCTCGTGCTTTGGTAAGGAAGAGGGCGGCAAGTGGCCGTTCCGTCCGTACATCCAGAAACTCGCTGACAACGAGATCAGCGCAGGTCGCGTCGTCACTCGTATGCAGTTTGACACCAAGTCGCCTGTACCGAAGCTGCTGTTCTCGCCTGTTGGTGTTGTACCTGAGAGCGACGTTGATGCCATCATGCGTCAGCGTGAATCGGCAGCGGCTGAGAACGCAATCAAACTCACCGTGTTCCAGACTGACGAGGCTGTTGCTGTGCCGACAGGTTCCGTCGTTACTGGTCAGGCAGCGATGGACGATGAGCCGAAGTTGCGTGGTGCTAACAAGAAGACTGAAGCCGCCCCCTCTGGCGACGTTTCCGACGTTGTCAAGAAGTGGGCGAAGAAGTAAGGAGTTCCCATGCGGTCATACGGTGATAAGTTCCTGCTTGAACTACGGGACGCTGACCCGAACCGCTTGGGAGTTCAACTTGGCAGAATCTGCGTAGATGCCAATCTTCCTGCGGTACACGTGTCCAGAGTACTAGAAGTATCCAAGACCACGGTTTATGCGTGGTTTCGTGGACAGTACATACGTGAGGAGAAGCGCAGAACGGTTGAAGCCTTCATCGACCTCGTCAAGAAAGATATGGAACAGGGAGTACTCCCTGCCAAAACTAACATTGACGCGAAGATGTATCTGGCTGATATGGTAGGAGGACCACTCTGATTTAATCTAGTGGTTCTCGGTTTGGCGGGGTGGCTTTTGCCCCGCCTTTTTTATCTGTAGGCGCGTATGCAAAAAGAATTTTACGAGAAAGCATTACCGTCGCAGGGTCTGTACTGTGCAGCCGGTATCGACCGAGATGGTCGAACCTACCATCGGTTTGCAGAGTCGCTCAGCGAATTGGATCAATGTGTTAAAGGATTACAAGAGAGCGAGTTAAATGTATTCGTAGCACTTCATAGTTTTAGCCAACGTAGTAGGAAGGCCGATTGCGCTTCGTACTGCAAGACCTTCTTCATTGATCTGGATGTTGGTGCAGACAATCCGAAGAAGTATGCAAGCAAGGAAGAAGCCCTTGCTGCACTAGATGACTTTGTCCGTATTGCGGAACTGCCTCCACCTGTCAGGGTGGATTCGGGTGGTGGTATCCATGCGTATTGGATTCTGGATCAGGACGTACCGAGTGCCGAGTGGAAGGGTTATGCCACACGGTTTAAGAAGTTGTGTCTGGATCACATCAAGATTGACCCGGCAGTTACGGCTGACATGGCTCGTATCTTGCGCTGCCCAGACTCATTGAATTACAAAACTGATCCGCCACTACAGACACGCCTGCTTGATACGGACTTTACTGAGTGGTCTTACGAAGAGTTCAAGACTTACTTGGGGCAGGCAGAGGAAGAGCCGAGTTCTATATTCGACATCCTGCCGCGAGGTCTGGACGAGGATACGAAGAAGATCGTCAAGTACGACAACTACGAGACGGTGTTCCAAGATATTGCCGAGAAGAGTCTGAGCGATCAGGGGTGCGCTCAGATCAAGAACATCCTGACGAACGCTGTCACGTTGGAAGAACCACTGTGGTACGCAGGGCTATCTATCGCTCGTCACTGCACGGACTGGGAGACAGCGATTCATTTGATGTCGGAGGACCACCCGGAGTACAGCCATGACCATACCGTTAAGAAGGCTAATCAAGCGCATGGAAAACCTTTTTCGTGCGAGAAGTTTAATGACCTCAACCCCGGTGGCTGCGACGGCTGCCCCTTCAGAGGACGCATCACAAATCCTCTGGCAGTCGGACGAAGACTTGCCGAAGCACCAACCGTCGAAGAGATTTCCGAGGAGGACTCAGTTCGGGTCGCGGAGAATCCCCAAGAAGTTCCAATCTTCCCCACGTACCTGAAGCCGTTTGTACGTGGCAAGAACGGAGGTATCTATTACTTGCCTCCCGCTGAAGTTGACGAGGATGGATCACGACACCAGCCAGATCCAATACTGCTGTCGAATAATGATTTCTTTCCCATCAAGCGCAAGTACAGCACAAACGGCGGTGAGATTTACGTAGTTCGGATTGTTATGCCGCACGAGGTGCGTGAGTTTGATATGCCGTTTGAAGCCATCAACTCGCTTGATACGTTTAAGAAAGCATTGGGTAAGGAGGGCATTGCACCTCCGTCACAAAAGTTATGGCCGATGTTGGTGGATTACATGACTAAATGGGCACACTATTTACAGGCGCAGGGCGCTGCCGACATTGTTCGTGGTCAGATGGGATGGGCTGAAGATAACAGCGCGTTCGTACTTGGCGCGATTGAGATTGATAAAAGGGGTGTAGAGAAGAAGGCCGCTACGTCACCGCTTGTGAAGGGCGTGGCGAAGATGATGGCTCCGAAAGGTTCCTACGAGAAGTGGAAGGAGTGTGCAGGGGAACTCAACCGTGTTGGATTTGAGATGCACGCTTTCGTGGTGGGGATGTCGTTCGGTTCTCCTCTAATGAAGTACTGCTCTACGAAGGGTATGACGTTCTGCTATACCGGTAACACAGGCGCTGCCAAGACCGGTGCGTTACTTGCGGGTGTGAGTGTCTGGGCGTCACCGGCTGAGGCCAGCATCTTCAAGTCAACCGATAACGCATTCGTGCAACGTGCCTTGAACCTGAAGAACATCCTGCTTGGCATCGACGAGGTAAAGGACAAAGACCCGAAGGAACTGTCCAACCTGATTCACTCTATCTCCCAAGGCAAGGGCAAGATACGTATGCAGGCAAGCGTTAACGCCGAGCGTGAGATGGAGTTGAGCGCAGCGTTGATATCTATCTGGACTTCAAACGAGTCGATGATGGATAAGTTGTTTGCCACAAAGCGCAACCCGACTGGTGAGTTGGCGCGTTACATGGAGTATCGAATTGTTAGGCCGAAGTACCTTGAGGATAACCCTGACGCAGGTGATCTGATATTTGACCCGTTTAACACCAACTACGGTTGGGCAGGGCGTGAGTACATCAAGTATCTAGTGACTCTGACA